GGCCTCGCCAGGATATCCTACAGATTAGGCTGTACGGATAAGCTTACCGTGTGCACGGCGCTCAGAAGTACCAACTGAGAGTGTTGACGCAATTGGGACAACTTCGTCCAGTGTGCCCTGGATACGGTCTGCAGGGTAGGTCTTCATGAACTCACCTGAGAGGTAACCGAAGCGAAGCGCTGGTGCGTGGAGGAAGTATGCCTCGTCGACCGGTGCGTCTGGATCAAGGCGAACGGTGATACCGTCGAATGTGATCTCGCGGAAGCGAGTCTCAGCCTTGTTTACGTTTGCGAAGTCGTAGCGACCCTTATCCTGTAGATAAGCTTCGAACTCTTCGTACACGTCGAACCCAGCGATGATGTGGGTTGGGCGCTTACGTGATGCCTTGTAGATCGCGTTCACTACCGAACGGAATGCTGCAAGGATATCAACTGTAGCCTTAGACTTAGTCTGGACGGTTGCACGCCAGTAGTCCTTGATAGCAGAACATGTTACTGAACCAGTAGTTGCAGTTGTTCCGACAGTTGCTGATGTAGCTGTTGTGTAGCTGATTGTTGTAGCTGTTACAGCTGTGAGTGTGAATGTACCTGCAAGAGCAGCGATAACACCAGTTACTACAACTGAGTCACCAACGATGTAATCGTTAGCTCCGATTGTAAGTGTAGCTGTTGTACCAGCGCGCTCGTAGTCAGTTACAGATTCTGTTGACACACCACCGCGGATACCGCCGACTGTACGAGCAGAGGTTGTGGTAACCTTGTCTGTAGCAGCAACGAGTTCACGGAGTGAGAGGATGTCACCTGTTGAGCTTGAGGTTGCCCAAAGCTCAGCTACGATGAAGTCCTGGTGATCTGCAGAAGCACCCTTGACATATTCTTCAACAAGTGAAACAACCTGCTCTGGGCCGGTGTTCTGAAGGATGTCCTTGTGCTTGATGCGATAAGGAGTGAGAACGCTGTTAGCCCAGTCGAATACAGCTGAACCGATTGTGTCTGTTGACACACCAGTTGAGTATCCGCCAGAGCCTGAAGCTGTGTCATATGCTGTCGAGCCGAGGTTAGCGGCACGTAGCGGAATGACAAGTCCGCGTCCTGTGTAAGACTTTGACTCTTGCTTGAAGAGTTCAAGGGTTGGGTGGGTAAGGAGGATGTTATCTGCCAGTACCTTCTCGTACTTCTGAAGAGTGGTCGAGAAGAGCTGGGTAAACACCGCGTTGTTATCAGCACCGAGGGCCATTTGTTTACCTTTCGTTAGGGGGATTATTGCTCGGGAGTTTACTGACCAAGCTCACGCATTGATTGTTCAATGATCGAGCGTAGATCAGTGTTGTTGTTTACACGAGTAACGCTGGAACTTCCTGCGCCACGACGTGTTACAACTTTCGTCGCGTTCTTCTTTTGAGCTGACTGAGTACGACGAGTCTCAGCTGCCTTGGCTACACGAGCCTGCTCATACGACATGGCCGCATAAGCTTTCTTCAAATCCAAGATCTGGTTGTCGCGGGCATACTTTAGAAGTTCTGCCTTGAACAAAGCCTTGTCCTGGGTAGTTGGAAGATCCAGGCCTTCGTCGACGATGATATCAGATATCTGCGCCTCGTAGACTCGCATTGCTTCCTGAACCTTGGCGTCCGTGGCTGCTGCCTGGGACTTTGTCTGGTTCTCCTGCTCAGCACGTTCCCGTGCCTGCAGTTCGCGGCGGAGCCGCTCTACTTCTGTCTCTGCCTGCCAGCTCTTCTGTGTCTCCGGATCGATTCCAAAGTACTGAAGGGCATCTTCGGTTAGAAGATCTGTCGCAGCAGCTTCGCGGATTAGGAGACCAAGGAAGTAGCTTGGGTTCTCCGTCGAGGCTAGCAGATTTGTAAGAACTGAAACTGGTGATTCAGTCCAGGCTTCGTCCAACTGAGTAAGCTGTTCGAATGTTTCCTGGTGCTGACCAATCTCAGCCTCAAATGCTTCGCGCTCTTCCTTCAGGGCCTGCATAGACCGTGTGAAATGCGCTTGGCGTGAGTAGCCGGCCTTTAGCTCTTCGAGGCTAACCTCAAAGTCCTCACCGTCTACCTTGACGACGTACACATCTGAATCTGCGTCGTCGGTTACACCGTCATCCTCGTCCTCTTCAGAATCGGAATCATCCTCATTATCTTCGATATCGGACTCTTCGTCCTCAGCATCGGGGTCACCGTCTGCTTCGGTATCTTGGAGATCGAGATCTACCAAGTCTTCGTCCTGACCCTCAATTTGATTATCCGTGTCTACGGGTTCAATTGATGCTAGGGTCTCGTTGATGATGTCTGTTAGGTTTAGGTTTTCTGACATGTGTGTTTCCTTCACTCTCGAGTGGCATCCACTAACGTAGGTGTCGCGTATGGCTGCGATCTACCGTGTCGCCTTGTTCGATGGCCGAATGGCCAAGGAGAGAGGGCGTGCTTACCCTCTCACTATGTACACAGTGCGGGGTTCTTAGTACCCGCATTATGGACAAACTTAGTATTCTTCGCCTTCGTCCTCAGACTCTTCGTCTTCAGACTCGTGCATACCCTTTGCGCATTCTTCACAAGGTGCGCCGCAGCATGGGCACTTGCATCCTTTGTGCTTCATATCCATCTCCTCATCGCCTTCAGGCATTCCCTTCTTGGGCTTACCGACTACGATCATAAGATCTAGGGCCTTCATCTTTTCTTTCTTATCTGGCATCGCTGGCATAATTCACCTTCCTTAGAGTGCGACTGTTCCGGTCGTAGCACCAGGAACGCCTGGTCCTCCGAACTCCTCAGCGACGGCTTCTGCCGGAGCTGGTGCTGGAGCCTGGGCCTGCTGGGCCATCAGGTCTAGCAATTCTGGTGTCATTTCAGGAGTAGCGCCTGGGACTGGTAGTCCTTCTGGCTCCATTCCTTCAGGGATCGCCGGTGTCTCTTCCTTGACTAGGATGTAGTTCGGGTCATATCCAAGATCGCGTAGCGCCATACGCAGAGCGTTTGTTACATCGTAGCCAAGCTGTGACAAGGCTGGGATGACTGTCTGCATAGTTTGAATTCCGCGCTGGGCACGAGTTGCAGGGTTGAGGGCACGGGTTGATCCGCCTTCCACGTTGACTCGGAATTCTCCGAAGATATCCGACGCGGAAACTTGTAGCCACATAGCGCCATTGGTTCCGGCGATGCGGATAGCGCGCTGCTCATCCAGGAACTCCTGGCACAGGAGAAGGATTCTCTGGCCGATGCCGGAGATACCGGCCTCGACGGCAGCCAGCTTATCCTGGGCACGTAGCGTAGCTACGCCGTCTACCACGGCTGCTGCGGTCGCCGACATACGGTCGGCTCCTACGCCGCCTGCCTGGAAGTCGTTGATTCCGAGAACCTGCTGCATGGCGATCTGAAGCTTCTCATCCATGGAGTAAGCATCTGATGGTGTAGCCAAGCGGTTCAATGGACGTACGATGTCATCCAGGTTGGTTGTCTCAGGAACATCGAATACGATAACCTGGTCTGGGAGCGGAGATTCAAGCTGCTTCTTGACTTCTGGTGATAGGTTCTTCTTGCGGATGGCGTACTTGTTACCAGAGCGCTTGAGGTCATCGATCTGTGCGCGGGTTACTTCACCAAGCATGAGCTGGATACCGGCTACGTTCTCGATGTCACCGAATGCCCAGAACTGCATACCGCCGTCGTTGTAGTTGCGGAAGTGTACGAATGGTGGGTAGCGGTGCTGGTAAGGAATTGGTCCTGAGTAGAGAGGATCTGTACCATCAAGCTGCATGACGGTTAGCTCGCGCTTGTCCATGTCGTAGAACTCGTAGACGACTGCGTATGAGAGAACCTCAGGGAGTGTGGTCTGTGTGTTGTAAGTTGAGACCAAAGTATCAGATGCGATTGTAGCATCGACCGTAATAGCTGCATCTTCGCCGAAGCGAGCGCGTAGATCATCAAGAGGAAGTCGTAGGCGTTGTGCAACCCAGCGAGCGCCTTCTAGGCGGCGAGCATCCTTAGACACGAAGATGTCGTAAGGTGAAACGTACTCGACGAACGGATCATCAGCGATAACGCTCTCGTAGGTAAACTGAGCTTTGTTACTGTCGCGGAGATCGGTTGTATCTGGAGCAAAGCCACCATCTTCAGCGGTAGCATCCGCGGCCTCAACGGCCATAAGGGTTTCGTCCATAAGAGCTTCAGGGTTTTCCTTGTACTCTTCAGCGACGTATTCCCAGCCTACCTTGACGAATCCGTTACCAAGCTTGAGCATATCCTCTGTAGCGGCCTTGACATCGTCTGTGGCGTTTGTACGGCGCCAGAAGTACTGAAGCACCGCCTGAGCAAATGTGGCGTTATCCTCGGTCTCGGCATCCTGTCCGCCGACCGGTGTCACCAGCATCTGAGGATCGCGGGATACAATCGAGGTTGTCATCAATGAAATGTGAGGGAGGACCATGTTGATGGTCTTTAGCACGTTCCCAGGAATCGGAGTAGGAATAAGATCAGCGAAGTCGCGTGCGTTCAGCTCGCGGCGAAGGCCGGTACGGTAGATACCTTCGAGGGTCTTCCAGTGCTGGTGCAGCGGGTCCATCCGGCGGATTGAGTCGCGCAGAAGCATCTGCTTATCGTTGAGCGTATAGTCCTTCATATCGTTTCCTTATTGTGGGTTGTGGGTTGGGTTAGTCTGAGTAACCGCCGCCAAGGATAAAGCTATCCCAGGCCTGCTGTTCCGCCTCTTCGGCGGCTATCCGGTTTCGTTCCCGAATCTCATACATCTTGGTATGGTGGATACGTACAACGTCTCCACTATCGTTATGAATTGGGGCGCTGGCATCGCCAGATTCCTGGGCAACCCAGACGGCGATGGCCAGGGACATGACAAGGTCGTCGTGGCAGCCGTAGTCGGCGGCGTATTTCACGCCCCCGCCAGGTAGCTCTTGACGTACGAACTGCATAAGTTCCTCGAGGAGGTGGTGGTTTAGGCCGCGCAGGGAAGGTGCCTCGGTATTAGCATTGGCTAGGTACTCGGCAAGCTTATCAATAACCATTCGTCTGCGGTCGGCTGACATTGGGAAGCTGAACAAGCGATCAGATTTGGCGAAGCCCTTACGCCCTGTTGGGCGATAGACGTAAGCATTTGGATATGCAAGATTACGGTGAAGCTCATTGATTGGGAGCTGACCTTGACCACCTTGGTCTTCAACAGCAAGCAACGCAGCGCCATAGCGTCCATCAAAAAATCGACCAAGACGATCGATGTCTGCGGCCCACTCGACAGGCTCAACTGTGTTAGCTCTATAGAAGCCAACGATACGAGGGAGGCCGTCGTCGTCCAGGGTGAGCACGGTTGCGGTGGAGTAGTCGCCGCCACGCCCTTGGGCGGGGTCGGCACCGATGTAATAACTCAGTGAATTATCCGGGATGATATCATCCAGGTACACATGGCCTTCCGGATCTTCCTCGAACCGGATGCCGATCTCGTCTTCGACGATCCGGCCTCGGTAGGGAAACTCTGGAGCATCGTGGGGTAGGTTTACGAAGCGTGGGTTACCTGACTCGCGGAATGCTTCCATGTCGTCTGATGGGTACTCTGAGTAGAACTCCCATGGATTGGCGGCGAACTCGCGACGCTTGAGCTCGTATTCCTTCTCTGTAATCAGGCGGGAGGCAGACCAGGGCTGGAAGAGCGGGACGAACTGGTTGTTACCGGCCTTGGCTGACTTGTAGATCTTGGCGAACTCGTTGTAGGCACCACGTGCTGTGGAAATGATAATAAGCCGACCACCGGCGTCAGTAGTAGGCATGATGGTTCGATAGGTGTTGGTAGGATCTGGCATGAGCGCGAACTCGTCAAGGACTACCATAGTAGCGGTTTCACCAGCACCCGCGGTCTCTGTACCAGCAAAAGACTTTACCTGACACTTCATGCCATCTGGGAAGTCGAACTCGAGTTTATACTCGGCAGCCTTGGTCAGGTTGGGCCCGCGTTCCTTCATCCAGTCGGGGAGGAACTGATACATGAACTTGACCATGCCCAGGTTCTTGTTGGCTGAGTCTTGGTTCTTGGAGACCAGGAGCAGGTTCGATCCAGGTTGGAACAGGCAGTGCCAGAGGATGTCGGCCATGGCCAGGGTGGTAAAACCGAGCTGACGGGCCTTTACGATAACTACGAAGCGGTTGTCGTTCCAGGTGTGAAGTGCGTCACGTTGGTAATCGAAGAGCTCGAACTTAGCTCTACCGCGGGTATCCCATTTGGGTTGAACCTGGATGTAGACGTAGTTCTGAATAAAGTATTCTTTATCGGTGGCGCAACGACGCCATTCAAGCTCTACGAAGATCCGTTGTTTTTTACGCGCTAGGCGAACATCACCTATAGTCGATGTCATCGTCGTCGTCCAAGTCGCCGTCAAGTGATTCAATGTCTTCTGGGTAGTTACCGTCCATGATGTTATTAGCAAATGTCTCGCTGGCGTTCAGCAGAAGTTCGGCTGTATCGCCCCAACTGACCCCATTGGGCCGGAGCACGGAGTAGCAAAGGTTACCATCTTCGTTGATAAACTCAAAGAGAATTACGGCTGAGCCGATCATTCCATCTCCCACAACGGTACGGGCCTTCTCACAGACGAAGTCAAAGAAGTTATCCATGTCACTCATCTTGGTCGCCTCCGCTGCTTTCCGGATCTGATCCTCCATGAATAGAATATATCTCATATCCTTGGGACCTAAGATAATCCACAAGCCGATCCTCTCCAACAGCCACGGCAGCCTCCAGGATAAGGTCATCCATCTCGTAGCTAGCAAGGTCCGACGTTCGTGCAGCGACTTCTTCCGCAACGAATTCTTTTCCATAAGTCTTGAAATAAAGGTCGAGGTACTTAGGGTCACCGGTGAGGGCTCCTTTCACCAGGGCCGACTTGATAGCCTGGTACTCGTCCTCCGGTGATTCCGGCTGGGAGGCGTCTTCGACGTCCTCCTCCAGGACGGCTGGGGTCCCGTCTACGGAAACCGCGGCTATGCCCTTCTTACCCTTGGCGGCCAGCTTCTTTTCCAACAGGGCCTTGAAGACAGGGTCGGACTTCCAGCGGCGAAGCTGGCGGTCTGAGATGTTATTCGCGATCGAGTATTCGTTCTGACTCTGGGGGAGGTTCAGGCGCTTGCGCTGGTCTGGCTCCATGGCCAGCCAGTTCGCAAATGCGTCCCACTGTGGTGTTGTCATCAGTTTCCTCCTGAAGTTTAGGAAAGGGTGGGTTACCTAGCCCGTAAGGAGAGCGTACGCTCACCAGCGGAGGAGGTCTGGGATTGCATCGCGTCTTCGTCGAAAGCCTCTGCCCTTTGGGGTCCAGGGTACACAGAGCTCGCTTGACCGCGTTGTATTCATCCAAGCGGGCCTACCATTTCAGCAAGCCCACCCCTTCACTATATGGACACTGTGGGGTGAGACACACTTGCGTATTGGACAACACACATGGTATTGAGATCAACCGATGTGCAAAATGCAATATCTGAAAGATCGCAGAGTCGTGGACCTGCGTAAGAGCACCAGGGCTGCGCGCCCCTCAGGGGGCGTCGCGGCCGCGCCTGGCTCTTACGGTCCGCTCGACAGCCCTCTGCTGGGGACAAAAACCGTTGTTTTGGGCCAAAAACCACTGTGATCTCCGTCACACTAGGAGCGGACAACCGGACCCAGGGATGGCCGGAAAAACCAGGCAATGTCCTAGCCGGAATGTCCGGCAGATCCAGGGTGCTCCCGCACGTATTTTGTCCGTCCTGGATGTCCTGGCAGGGATCCTGGG